AAGCAGGAATGGTTCGCGCCAGCCCAGATGGCGGCGATGAAACTGCCGGACATGCCCGACACGGAGCGGGGGATTCGCATGGCGGCCCAGCGCGACGGCTGGCGCTCCCGCCTCAACCTGGCCGGCGAGCCGCTCGCCCGCAAGCGCGAGGGACGCGGCGGCGGCTGGGAGTACCACTACACGCTGTTGCCCATGCGGGCACAGATGAGGCTGGTCAAGGAAATCACGGCGGCGCCGGATGCGGCCACGGCGCCGCGCGGCCGCGCCGAGATCTGGGACTGGTTCTCGCGCCAGCCCGATAAGAAGAAAGCTGTGGCCGCGGAGCGGGCCGCCGCGATCCGCGCCGTCAAGGTGCTGCAGAAGGGCGGCCTGCAGGTGAACCTGGCGGTGGCAACGGTGGCCCATCAGCGGGGCGTCGGCGCAAGCACCCTCGGCGCCACCTACGTGCAGGCTTACGAAGACGTCGTCGACGCCTCGAAGGCCGAAGATCCCATGGACGTGTGGTTTTCCTCGGCCGACCAGTCGGCCGCCACCGAGTACATCCTCTATTGCGGCATGTGGGCCAAGCTTCTGAACGTGGCCGCCCAGGACCTGGGCGAGGTGGCGATCGACGACGAGCACGACATCAAGGCCCGCGTCGTGCAGTTTGCAACCGGCAAGCGCATCCACGGCCTGAGTTCGAACCCCAAGGCGTTCCGCTCGAAGGGCGGCAAGCTGGTGCTCGACGAGTTCGCCTTCCATCCGGACGCCGACGCGCTGTGGAAGGCGGCGGCGCCGATCATCACCTGGGGCTTCCCGGCTCGCGTGCTGTCGACCTACAACGGCAAGGGCAACCGCTACTACCGCATGGTCGACGAGGCGGAGAAAGGCAACAACTGGAGCGTCTATACGACGACGATCGAGGATGCCGTCCGCCACGGCCTGGCCCTGAAGATCGCCGGCCGCCCGGACGCCACGGCCGAGGAGCGCGCGGCCATCGAGGCGGCCTTCCTGGCCGACTGCCGGGACGTCTCCGGCGACGACGAAACCTATCTGCAGGAGTTCATGTGCGTGCCGGTCGACGAGGCAACGGCTTGGCTGACCTGGCAGATGATCGTCGCGTGCGAACACCCCGACGCCGGCAGGCCGGAGCTGTACGAGGGCGGAGACGTCTACGTCGGCGTCGACATCGGCCGCAAGCGTGACCTCACCGTCATCTGGGTCGACGAGATCGTGGGAGATGTCGCGTGGACCCGCGAGGTGATCTCGATGAAGAAGGCGAAGTTCGCCGAGCAGGACCGGGAACTCGACCGGGTCTTCGGCACATACCACGTGCGCCGGTGCTGCATGGATGAGACCGGCCTCGGCATGAAGCCGGTCGAGGACGCCAAGGCGATCGACATCACCTCGACCGACGCCATCGCCGCCGTCGAAGGCGACTTCGCCGACACCTTCTCGGTCGACGGCCGCCCGGGCTTCGTGTCTGACGCGGCCGTCGACCTGGTCGGCAAGGCCGCGGATGGAATCCTGTCGATGGGAGGGCCGTCGGCGTCGTCGACATCGAATATCGCGGCGGCCGACATCACCAGCCAGGCCGGCCAGCTCGTGCGTACACCGGGAACCCTGGCCGGTCGCATCACCGGACTGGTGGCAAGCACCGCCGGCGAGACAGGGACGGGGCGAGACCGCGTGAATGCCCTCACCAGCCTGGCGTCCTTCGGAGACGATATCGCGCCCGTTCCCGAGACCACGTCGACCCGGATCCAGCAGGCCGCCAACCAGCAGGCCACCGTGGCACTCGTTCGCCGCACCGCCCTTATCGAAGCGGCGCGGTCGGTGCCGAACGTCACCTTCGCCAACCAGCGGGAAGCCTTCGACCTGCGCGACGAGCTGGGCGGCCGGTTGGACGGCGAGATGGAAACGGCGTCCGATCCGGTCTACCGGGGCCTCGCCAACGTCCGGGCCGCGATGGTCCGGGACACCAACGCCCGGGCCCCTGGGCTGGCACAGGTAGTGAGCACGACGCCGAAGACGACCGAGCCGTGCCTGGTGACGGCCTATCGGCTGTACGGCGACGCCGGCCAGGCCGACGAGATCGCGGCGCGCAACCGGCTGCGCCATCCCGGATTCGTGCCGGGCGGCAAGACGCTGGAGGTGCTGACCCGTGCCTGACGTCACCCTCACGGTCGGCGGCAAGATTTATGGCGGGTGGGAAACCATCCAGGTCGGCGTCTCCATCGAGCAGATCGCCGGCACTTTTTCACTCGGTGTTTCAGAGCGCTGGCCCGGGCAGCAGTCCCGTCGCGGCATCCTGCCCGGCAACGCCTGCACGGTGGCGATCGGCGGCACCACCGTCATCACCGGTTATGTCGACGACGTCAACCCGGCCTACGGACCGGCCAACCACAGCGTCGACGTGGTCGGCCGCGACGCCACCGGCGACCTCGTCGACTGTTCGGCGGTCCACGCCGGCGGGGAGTGGCAAGATCGCAAGCTGGACGCCATCGTGGCCGACCTTTGCCGGCCGTTCGGAATCACCGTCAAGGTGGCCACGGACATCGGCGCGGCCTTCACTCGGTTCCGGATCGAGGAGGGGGAAAGCGCCTTCGAGGCGATCGAGCGGGCCTGCCGCATGCGCGCCGTTCTGCCGGTCAGCGATTCGAAGGGCGGCCTGGTCCTGACCCGGGCCGGGACTTCGCGCGCCGGCGTCCGCCTGGTCAAGGGAGAGAACATCCTGGGGGCCAGCGGCGAGTTCTCCTGGCGCGACCGGTTCTCGCGCTACACCGTCAAGAGTCAGAAGCCCGGACTGGACGACGAATCGTCCGGCGAGCAGACCAGCCAGATCTTCGGCGAGGCGACGGACGGCGGCATCGGCCGCTATCGCCCGATGGTGCTGCTGGCCGAGCAGGCGGCCGATCGCAAGGCTGCCGCCGAGCGCGCCGCATGGGAAGCCAACGTGCGGGCCGCCCGGGCCCGGCGCGTCAACGTCACCGTCCAGGGGTGGCAGGAAACCCCGGACGGGCCGCTGTGGTGGCCCAACCGCATCGTCCACCTGACCGACGACTGGCTGGACGTCGACCTGGACATGCTGATCGCCGGCGTCGTGCTGACGAAGGACGGCAATGGGACGCTTGCCGTCCTTTCGCTGGTGCCGCCGGGGGCCTTCGCGTTGCTGGCCACCAAGAAGGGCAAGGAGGGCGAGGGATGGATGCTTTGATCCGCACCATCTCCAAGGTGGTAGCGCCGCTCAAGCGCCGCGTCTTCCTGATGATCGGGCGCGCCGTCATCAAGCTGATCGACGACGCCTACGGCGTGCAGCAGCTGCAGCTCGTCGGCCTCGAAGGCGAGGTGCTGGACAAGGTCGAGCGCTTCCAGGAATACGGCTACACCAGCCATCCGCACCCCGGCGCCGAGGCGGTGCTGGCGGCCGTCGGCGGCGATCGCGCCCATTGTCTGGTGATCGGCGTCGAAGATCGTCTGTATCGGCTGCGCGGCCTGGCCGGCGGCGAGGTGGCGCTCTACGACGACCTGGGCCAGGTCGTGCACCTGACGCGCAACGGCATCGTCATCAAGGGCCTCAACCTCCTGTGCCAGACGGACGGCATCATCCGCCTCGACGGGAGGGGAGTCGAGATCCACGGCCGCGAGTACGTGCAGACCGACGTCGCCGGCCTCGGCGATCGGCGCACCCATGCCGGCGGTACCGACTGGCACGACGACACCTACACCACCGGCGCCAATGTGACGGCCGACGAGCACGGCCTCGCCCAGCCCAGCATCCCCAGCGATCACCCGGAGGCGGCGTGATGGTCGACATCCTGCTCAATTTCGACGGCCAGCTGCTCGCCGGCGACATTGCCCAGATCGGCGCCGACCTGGAGGCCGAGCCCGGCATTCGCACGGCGGTGGTGATCAGCCTGTTCACCGACGCCCGCGCCAAAGACGACGCCGAGCTGCCGGCCGGAGAGGCCGATCGGCGCGGCTGGTGGGGCGACCTTCTTTCCGGCGTCGACGGAGACAAGATCGGATCCCAGCGCTGGCTGTACATGCGCGAAAAGCAGACCGCCGAGACCGCCGAGAAGATCCGCGAGGCCGACCAGGCCGCCCTGCAGTGGCTGATCGACGACGGCATCGCCGCGGCTGTCAGCGTCGAGGTGGAATGGATCGGCCGCGGCCTTCTGGGCGAACGGATTGTTGTCACCAAGCCGACCGGAGATTCCGTCGAGTTCCGCTTCAACCAGCTCTGGGAGGCCGTTTAGATGCCCTTCAGCCGTCCGACCCTGGCCCAGATCAACGAGCAGATCGGCGCCGACATCGAGAGCCGGCTGCCGGGGGCGGATTCGCAGCTGCGCCGGTCGTTTCTCAACGTCCTGGCCCGCACCATGGCCGGTGCCTTGCATGGCCTCTACGGCTTCGTCGCCTTCATCTTCAACCAGGTCTTCCCGGACACCGCGGAAGCCGAGTTCCTGGAGCGGTGGTCCGGGATCTGGGGCATCGGCCGCAAGCCGGCCTGGCCGGCCACCGGCAACGTCACCTTCAGCGGAACAAGCGGCGCCGTCATTCCGGCCGGGACGGTTCTGCTGCGCGGTGACGCGGCCGAGTTCGTCACCACGGCCGAGGTGACGATCGCAGGCGGCGTCGCCACGGCAGCCGCGGCGGCGAATGAGCCCGGCGAAGCCGGCAACAGCAACGCCGGCGTCGCGCTCAACCTCGCGTCGCCGATCGCCGGCGTCCAGTCGGCCGCAGTCGTGGCCGCGGGCGGCATGGCCGGGGGCACCGATGCCGAGGCCGACAGCTCGTTGCGCGCCAGGCTGCTGGACCGCATCCAGGAGCCGCCACACGGGGGCTCCCGAAAGGACTATCTGGACTGGGCGAAAAAGAAGAACGTTCACGGCATCGACGTGACCCGCGCCTGGGTCTATCCGCTGGAGCTTGGCGAGGGCACGCTGACGATCCGGTTCATGATGGACGACGCCTATACCGACGGCATTCCCCAGCCGGATGACGTCACCGCCCTGCAGGCCTACATCGACGACGTCCGGCCCGTCTCCGCCGATCCGACCGTGGCCGCCCCGGTTGCGGCGCCGATCAATTTCGAGATCTCCGGACTGGATCCGGCAACCCCGACCGTGAAGGCCGCCATCGACGCCGAACTGAGAGACCTCATTCGCCGGGAGGCGGTGCCGGGCGGCACCATTCTGCTTTCCCATATGCGCGAGGCGATCTCGATCGCCGCCGGGGAAACCGACCATCTCCTTGTGAGCCCGGCCGCCGACGTCGTCTCCGCCACCGGCCAGATATCCACCTTCGGCTCGATCACCTGGAGCTGACCCATGCGCGCGACCGTCGCCCAATACCTTCGCCAGCTGCTGGCCCTGCTGCCCCAGGGGTTTGCTTGGCCGCGCGGCAACGATACGGTGTTGGCGGCGCTGCTCGGCGGCCTGTCCGGCGGCCTGACGCGCAATCACAACCGCGCGGTCGACCTGATCGACGAGGCCGACCCGCGCATGGCGAGCGAGTCCCTGCCGGACTGGGAACGGGTCACCGGCCTTCCCGACGCCTGCTCGGCCGGCATTGCCACCACCCTGCAGGAGCGCCGCGCCGCCGTCGTCGCCCGCCTCACCGCCACCGGCGGCCAGTCGATCGCCTACTTCACCGCCATGATCGCCGCCCTCGGTTACTTGGCCGAGATCGACGAGTACCGGCCGTTCATCTGCGGCCTCTCGCGCTGCGGTGACCGCCTCAATGGGCCGTCCAGTGTCCGCCACTATTGGCGGGCGAGGATCACCGAGCCGCGGGTCACCCGGTTCCGCTGCGGCGTCAGCCAGTGCGGCGATCGCCTGGCCAAGATCACCAGGGCCGAAGACCTGGAATGCCTGCTGGCCCGTCGCAAGCCAGCCCACACCATCGTCATCGTATCCTACGAGGGAGCCTGATCATGGAATACGTACCGCCGCTCGGCGCCGCCGATCCCGACGAATCATATGTCGACGGCAACCCCGCGGCCGGCATCGAGGGCTCGCCCGTGCCGGCTGCCGCGATCGAGGGGATGCTGCGCGAGATCATCCAAGTCATCGTCCAATCGGGGCTTGAGCCGACCGGGGCCGACCTGACACAACTCGCCGACGCCATCGAGCTGCTGATCGCCGATGCCCTCGACCTCGGCGGCTACCTGGCGCGCGACGAGGCCGACGTCCTCACCGCCGGGTACTTCACGGCGCCGGTGGCGGCGGCGATCGCGGCCGGCCACGTCGCGCTCGATCCGGCCGCCGGCAACGTCTTCACCGTCGCCGTCACCGCGCCGTTCACGCTCGACTTCCCGGCCGGCCTGGCCGGCAAGGCCGGCATGATTCTGGTGATCGCCACGCAGGACGGCGCGGGCGGCCACGCCCTCACCACCGCCGCCGGCTACCACGCGGCGGCCGGCTCGTGGTCGACGGAGGCCAACGCCGTCAACCTGATCTGGATCACCTCGGACGGCGGCGGCGCCGCCCTCGACGTGGTGATCGCCCAGCGGGGAGCCTGAGCCATGCTGCCGTTCCTGAGCCAGCCGGCGGTGGCGACGGCATGCTACGTGCCACGGGCCGGCAGCGAGATCGCCGCGGCCCAGCTCTTTCGGGGCGCGCAGCTCCTGCGGCGCACGCAGGTGGCCGGAAATCGCAAGCTGTTCACCATCGCCTGCTGGGCCAGCCCGAATGCCGTCGGCCAGCGCCTCGCCGGCGCCGCCTACGAGCCTGTGCCGGGCAGCACCAGTCTACGGGACGAAATTTGGGCTGGCCCATCCATTACAGGGTTTTCTGCGCAGGGCGACGCACCGCGCACGAAACCAGACGCCCACACAACCACCAAGGGCGCCGGGTATGCGGCGCAGGTGATCGCCTTCGACACAGCCCAGCCGACTGCCGGCGACCGATTGGCCGTGACCGTGAACGGCGACCGCCTAGCCAACGGCATCAATCCCGACCTAAACCAAGAAATGGAGTGGGGACGCGTCGGCCGCCTGACGACCATCGGCGGCGTGTCGCATGCCTACCCGGCCATCCTTGCGTACTACACGGGCCTGCTGGCCGAGTGGTACGTCATCGACGGCGCGGCGCTGCCGGCCAGCGTATTCGGCGAGTTCAACATCCACGGGGTCTGGGTGCCCAGGCCGAAGGCCGAGATCTACGCGGCGATCGCCGACGCCGGCGGCTTCGGCCCGAACGGCTGTCACCTCGACTTCTCGGACCCGCTGGACCCCGGCAAGGACGTGTCCGGCCAGGGCAACCACTGGACGGCCACCGGCTTCGACGCCGGCGGCGCCGACACGGTCAACAGCTCGCCGACCAACGTCTATCCGACGCTTAACCCGTTGAACAAATTTGCTTCCGTCGCCGTCTCAAATGGGGCGACAACGGCAAGTTTCGTCGGCACGTCGGCGTCGTATCCATTCATCGGCGCCAACATGATTTTTGACGCTGGCGCCGCTGCCTATGAGTGGCAGGTTGCTGTTGACAGCATGGCAAGCGGTTCGGTGGCCCTGGGTATTGTGGCCGCCGGCAAAAACCTCATTGCCGCCGCCGACGCTCTAGGGACGGTGTTGTATATCGCCGCGACAGGCAACAAGCAGGTTGACGGTGTGGGGTCGGCATATGGCGCGGCATTCGGGACCGGCGACAAGATAAAGGTGCGGGTGGCCGCTGGCAGCGTCGAGTTTTTCAAGTGGGTTGCTGGCGCCTGGGCGTCGCAAGGTGTGGCGATAAGTGGGTTGTCTGGCAATTGGCTGCCTGCCCTATATTTTGACAACACCCAGGCTATGTCTGTGGATTTCGGCCAATTTGGCTTTGCACCTTCGACCGGCTTCAAGGCGCTGTGCACCGACAACCTGCCGGACCCGGACATCAAGGACCCGGCCGAAGCCTTCACCAGCGAGGCCGCGACCGGCGCCAACCTGCCGGCCGTGCTCGATGCCACTACGGCCCATTGGGGCGGGTCCGACTATGTCGAAATTGTCAAGCGCCGCGAGGCGGCCGAGGACTGGCGCTGGCGCTTCGCCGACGATCCGGCGAATGCCTGGGCCTCCAATACCGCCGCCGCCAAGGCCGCCGCTCCGGCGCTCGCCGCTGGCGGTTCGTACGTCGGCTACCGACTCCGCGTCGGTTCGAAGTTTGGCGTCTACACCGCCGAAGTCGAGCACGTGAACGGGGCGGCCACCACGGTGACGCACGGCCTTGCCACCGCCCGCAATGCCGTGATCGCGACGCGGGTCAGCGTCGGCGGTGGCGACCGCTTCTATCGGCACCCGGACCTGCCGGCGGGCAAGGTGTTCAAGTTGAACAGCGACGCCGCCGCCATTGTGGACGCCACCATAACCAACTTTGGGGCATCCGCCTTCGATATCGCCGCCGCCGCCCCATCCGGCACCTATCGCGTCGTCGTGCTGGCCGAGGTGCCGGGGTTCATTTCATTTGGGAAGTTCGCCCACACCGCATCGCAAGACGGCCCATTCATCCCGGCGGACATCTCGCCGCTTTGGTTCCACGCCAAGACCGACGCCGCCGCGAACCAACACGACGTCTTTGACGCTGCCAGGAATACAGAGAACCCGGCAAACCGCGTGCTGTGGTTCAACCTTCCAGCTCTTGAGGCCGTCTACACGAACCCAGGCAACGGCGACCTGGTGGACTTTGATTTCGGTGGCACGAAGGTACGCGGATACGCCGGCAGCCTGAACTATGCCCCCAATACCAGCTACACCCTGTCGATTGGCCGCCCGATCGGCGGCGTCTGCGTCGCCCCAGCAACAGCGAGGTAACCCATGCATCAGCTCGCGATCACCCAAGACGCCCAGTTCCTCTCCTTCACTCGGAACGCCAAGGCCATCCCCATGCCCGACGGCTCGACCGTCTGGGGGCCTCTCAAGGCGCTGCCGCACCCGCACGGCGACTACACGCTGCGCCAGGTCGTCATCGAAGGGCCGGAGCCCGGGCCGACGGAGATCGGCGGCACTGAGCCGCCGGTCGTCGACGATGACGTGGTGAAGATCCTCCGCACGGTGACAGCCTGCCCGCCCGAGATGGCGGCCGACGTCCTGGCCAGCTGTAAGGCGGGGGCTATCGCCAGGATCGACCGCGAGGCCGAGGTGGCGCGCCTGGCCTACATCACCGACGGCGCCGGCCAGGCGCTGGTCTATCGGCGGAAGAGCGACCAGGCGCGGGCCTGCCTGGCCGCCTATGACACGCAGAATCCGCCGCCGGCCGGGATGTTCCCGGCGCTGGAGGCCGAAGTGGGAATCACTGGAGCCGACGTGATCGAGGTGGCCACCACCGTTGCCAACCTGGAAACAGCCTGGGGGGCGGTCGCCGACTCCATCGAGGCGATCAGGCTGGGAGCCAAGCGGGACATCGAGAATCCGTCAACGACCACGCCAGGCGACGTCGCCGCCATCCTGGCCGCCATCGTCTGGCCGACGCCGGCGTAATGGATGTGATGCATGAGCTAGACCGCCAAGCGGAACAGCTCATATAGGCCCAGAGTCAGGCCAGCCAGGAACATGAGACCTGACCAGATGATGATTTTCTCAGATGCAACGCTCCACCATTTTGCCCGGGACGGCAGTCCCTCCTCTGGCATGTACTTGCGCAGGAACTTGTGCGTGAAACCCGCAGGCAGTCTCTGCCGCAAGCCGACTTGCCAAGCCTTGGGGAGAATGCCCACCAACAGGAAATGGCGATGCCACAGGATATGCTCTCTAAGGGAGGCAAATTCTGCTGCAATGACCCCTGACAGGCCCAGCAGGAAGAACACCAACACGAGGAATAGCTGGATGGGAATCGCCTTTCCCTGTCCCCGCCCAAGCGAGGCACCGATCAGTCCCATGACGGCGATGGCCCCACCGGCATTTGCGGCGGTGATCAGGCGAAATAACCGTTTCCGGGCCTCCTCCGCAGCGCGGTATGCATCATTCAATCGCTCCCGGATTACCTCCTTCCGGCTTTTGGCTACCCGTGGCTCAAATCGCCGCACCGTCGACCGTCTCACGTTCCTGTCTAGAACTCGGTTGACCATGACGTATCCCCCGGCCGGCCGGCCGGCGGGGGCCGGGGCGCGCCAACGCCCCGAACCGCGGAACACAACTCCGCATGACCCTGATCGGCCGATTGAGGCCATCCCGCCACCTGCGATCACAGGCGGGACGATCCTAGAGTGGTTGTAATGCGAGAGTCGACTCCCGTGCTTCCCGTGGCCCCCTACCTCGGGGGCAAGAAGAACCTAGCTCGGCGGATCGTCGAGCGGATCGAGGCCATCCCCCATACCACCTACGCCGAACCCTTCGTCGGGATGGGGGGCGTCTTTTTCCGACGGCGCCTGGCGCCCAAGGCTGAAGTGATCAACGACCTCAACCGCGAGGTGGCCACGCTCTTTCGGATTCTGCAGCGCCACTACGTGCAGTTCCTGGACACCATCAAATACGGGCTGACCACACGCGCCGAGTTCGAGCGCCTGGCCGCCACCAATCCCGACACGCTGACCGACCTGGAGCGGGCGGCCCGCTTCTTGTACCTGCAACGCACGGCCTTTGGCGGGAAGGTCGACGGCCGGAACTTTGGCGTCTCGGTCGAGCGGCCGGGCAGCTTCGACATCACCAAGCTCGGCCCGATGCTGGAGGACGTGCACACACGGCTTGCTGGCGTCGTCATCGAGTGCCTGCCCTACGCCGAGTTCATCGGCCGCTACGACCGTCCCGGCACGCTCTTCTACCTCGACCCGCCGTACTGGGGCTGCGAGGGGGACTATGGCCGGCACCTCTTCAGCCGGGAGGATTTCGAGCGCCTGGCAGAGCTTCTGAGAGGCCTCTCGGGGCGGTTTTTGATGTCTCTCAACGACGTCTCAGAGGTGCGCCGGATCTTCGCCGGGTTTGGGATCGAGGCCGTGAATACGACCTATTCCATCGGCAGGCAGGCATCCAGCCGCGGCCGGGTCGGCGAGGTGATCATTTCCAACGGCGCCCGGAGCGGATAGCATAGCGGCCTGGTCTCAGGGAAAAGGAGACGATCATGGCGGGCAAGAGCAAGTGGAAGCGCTGGGCACTGATCGCTTGGGGGATTGCGGCCGTCTTGGTGGCGGTGATCATTGCGCGGCCGGATAGCCAGCCGACGCCGGCAGAGGCCGCGGCGGCCGCGACGGCGGACGACAGCTGCCGTCAGGATCTGCAGTGTTGGGGCAAGCGCCACAACGCGTCGGCGTCGATGGACTGCCTGAGCGCCATCGACCGCGAGACCGGCAACCGGGCCAGATGGGACGATGGCGTCGACCTCAAGCTCCGCTATCATCGCTGGCTCGACCGCGAGAAGGGCACGCTGGTCTACTACGGCGAGGCGTTGAGTCTTCCCGATCCAAAGGGCCAGATGGTGCGCCAGCGCTTCGAATGCGAGTACGACCCCGCAGCGGGAAAACTGACCGACCTGACCATCAAGCCGGCGGCCGGATGACGGGCTGTTTTTCTGCTCCAACTTCAAGTGTCAAAGACTCCAGAATCAAGTGTCGCGCTACAATCGGGCCAACCCGGCGGCACACCCCCTCCCCAGCCCTCCCCCATCAAGGGGGAGGGGGGAACAAGGGCGGATGGTCCGAAAATGGCCCTCCCCCCTTTGTGGGGGAGGGTTGGGAGGGGGGCCTTCAGGCCCGCGCTCACGTCGAGGTGTGGTCGTCTCCGGGCGGGGTGCGTTTGGGGGCGTCCGGGTCGGGGGCGTCGGGGGCCTTGCGGCGCAGGATGATGTCGCCGTTGTCCAGCACCTTGGGCGCCTCGTACTGCGGGATCGACTGGATCAGGCCCTGCAGCGCCTTGATCATCTTTTCGGCGCCTTCGCGCAGCGCCTTTTCGGCCTGCTCGGCGCGGTTGGAAAGCGGCGCGTCCTCGGCGGCCCGCGCGGGGGAAAGGCCCAGCGCGGCGGTCAGGAGAACGGCGGCCAGAAGGGGGATCACCTTGGTCATGAGGGCATTTCCTAGCCGATAATTATGGCCTTTCGGTGGCGTAACCTGTACCAAAGAAGACCGTTCCCTTCCACCCCCGCCCGTCCCGGAGTCCCCTCCCATGCAGC